TGCTAGAACTTTAAGGGTCTTTCAGTTTGGACATGAGATAGAAACAAGTATGGCTGGTTGGATTAGAAATGCAGGATTTGACATAAGAACTATGGATAGTAATGGCGAACAATTTGGATTTTCTATAGCTGATGATGAGATCAAAGGACATATAGATGGCGTTATTTGTTCTGGCCCTTTGAATGTTAGTTATCCAATGTTGTGGGAGTGTAAGTCTGCTAATGAAAAGAAGTTTAGAGATTTCAAAATGAAAGGGATAAAAGCTAATCATACTTATGAAGTGCAAGTTGCATTGTATCAAGCATATATGGAGCTAACAGACAATCCATGTTTGTTTACAGTGATTAATAAAAACACTAGTGAGATATTCTATGAGCTTGTTCCGTTTAATCAAGAGTTAGCACAATACGCTAGTGATAGAGCAGTTGATATATTAAGAGCATCAAAACAAAATGAAATGCTACCTAGAATAGCACAGAACAGAGATGTATTTGATTGTAAGTGGTGTCAATTTGCAGACACATGTTGGGGAGATGGTTGATGGTGACACAGAAGGTAGCAAAGTGCCACCATCAAGGGGGATGGTAATGAACATTATAAAGTTTGGCAACAGTAAAAGGACTATGGATGCAAAGGAATTAGTTGAGCTAATTAGCGAAAGAGTTCCTGCAAATATTCAAATTGATTTACTAAAAGATACTTACCCACAAGGTGTTGTGAGAGGAGATCAATTTACAATTGGTTCGCTTAGTGGCGAAGCAGGTAAGTCTCTTAAAATAGATATTAATCCTAGATCCCCATACTTTATGAAAGGTCAAGATTTCAATGGCTCAGATGGTGTTGGAGGTATTGTTAAGATATTGATGGAAGGCAGAAATATGAAGTTGCCTGAAGTTAAAGAGTTCTTTGATGATTATTTAGGTGATGATGCACCAAGACCAGTTGAAAAGATAAGTTCCATTGTTGATCCAAATATACAACATATAAATTTAAACACACCATTTGATAGCGAACATAAATATCTTAATGCACAAGGTGAGCTTTTATGTCTTGTTCGCAGATATAACGCAAAGGATAGTGAAGGTAATCCAGTTCTTGATAGTCATGGTAAGCCTAAGAAAGAGTTTAGACAGTTTACTGGTGGCAGTAATTATCCAAAGATGCCAGACGTTAGACCTTTGTATAATATACCGAACATTGTTGCGTCAGATAAAATAATATGGGTAGAGGGAGAAAAATGTGCAGATGCACTTAATGAGCTTGGTTATACTGCGACATGCACGATGGGTGGTGCGGGTATGCTCTCAAAGAAATCTGCAAACCTATTTGACTTCTCTCCTTTGCATGAGAAAGAACTCATAATATGGCCAGATAATGATAATGCAGGTCGCAAACTAGCAGAACTTGTTCAAGAACTTGCATTAAACGCTGGTGTTAAATCAGTTACCACACTCACACCACCAAGAGGTAAGCCAGAGAGATGGGATGTTGTTGATGCAGTTGCAGAGCAATTTAACATAAACGAGTTCCTTAATACTAATGTTAAGCAAGTAAAAAAGAATATTAATCTACTTGATGACAGTTTGTTAATAAACAGATTTGTTGGTGATGCACCAGTGCAGAAGTTTTTGATAGCGAACACATTGCCGTTAGCTGTGCCAATTATATTCTCTGCCGCAGGTGATAGTGGTAAAGGTATGATGACGCTTGATTTAGCTATGAAAGTATCAAGTGGACAACCTATGTCAGAATCATTTGGTGGTACAATAAGTGAATTTGGTAATTCAATCATCTTTACTGCTGAGGATGATGAAGCAGAGATGCACAGAAGAATAGAAAGACTTGATATAGACAATCAAAGATCAAGCTACGATCATGAACTGCGAATCGTCAGTTTGCCTAATGTTGGTGGTGTTTTCCCTATACTGCAAGAAACACATGATGGCTACAGAACAAGCGATGAATTTGATAAGCTTTACGAACAAATACTACAAATGAAGAACCTTAAACTTATAGTCTTTGATCCATTGGCATCTTTTGTTCACGCAGACGTTAATGCAGATCCAGCGGCGGGTGCAGCACTAACTGGATTGCTGGCACAGATAGCTACAGAAACTGGTGCGTCAGTCATTATGTGTCATCATATGACAAAGATAAAAGAAGATGCAGTTGTTAGTACGCCCGAACAAGCAAGAAATATGATTAGAGGTACGTCAGCATTGGTTGATGGTGTTCGTTGTGCTTTTGCTCTATGGCAAGTAGATGAAGCAACTGGCAGAAGACGTTGCCAAGATCTAGGCATAGATTATCAAAGAAATAAATGCTTTGATGGTGCAGTAGTAAAATCTAATGGTCCAGCGAACAGAAACATTAGACACTTTATTAGAGATGAGTTTAGTGGATTGTTGTTAGATAGAAGTGAAGACATATCAAGATTACATACTGGATCAAATAAAGAGATTAAGAAGAACGCATTGTTTAGTTGGATTGCAGATTGTGAAAGAGAGGGAAGGGCCATGACACAACAATCTGGTGCAGACGCTATCTTACAACGTATGTCTGCTGATACAGATGCACCAAACGTGCTTAACAATTGCACACAACGTATGATTGATGGTCTTGTAAGAGAACTAATACAAGAGGGCAGAATCGCCAAGTATTCTTTTAGCACAAGTGGTGGTCGTAAGTGGCTAGGCACAATAGATGGCGATATGAGTAGAGGTGAATACGAGGCTACTACTGCGAGGGATAATGTATAAACTTCCAGACAATAATTGTGTAATTAGTTTTAGTGGCGGGAGAACTAGTGGCTTTATGTTGAAACAAATCATTGATAACAACAATGGTTTGCCAGATAACGCAGTGGTTTGTTTTGCAAACACTGGCAGAGAGATGCCACAGACACTTGAGTTTATTAATGATTGTTCGCTCAACTGGGGAATGAAAGTTGTCTGGTTAGAATATGATTTGAATGATGAGAACAAGCATATATTTAAGGTCGTAGACTATGAAACTGCCAGTAAGAAAGGCGAACCATTTGATAAATTAATAAATAAACATCAAATGTTGCCTAATCCATTAGCAAGATTTTGTACTGGTAGTTTGAAAAGAGACACCATAAGTAAATATTTAAGAAGTCTTGGTTGGAAGAGATGGCACAACATCATGGGCATAAGGTCAGACGAGAAGCATAGATGCAAAGATGGTTTTCAAAATGGCTTCTATCCACACTATCCAATGGTTGAAGCTAATCACAGTTTGCATGATGTAGATCACTTTTGGAACGAACAATCTTTTAAATTAAACTTACCAGTTGTTAAAGGAAAAACAATTAAAGGCAATTGTGATTTATGTTTTCTTAAATCTGAATCGCAACTTGCATCTATGGTAAGAGATCACCCAGAGTTAGCCCAGTGGTGGATTGACGCCGAACAAAGGCTTAATAAAAGATTTGAACGTAAGAGGAGCATGAAAGAGTTTGCTAAATTTGTTAATGCACAACAAGATTGGATATTTAATGATGAGGCTTATCTTTGCCAACAAGATGGTGGGGAGTGTACAGGTTGAAGATAGTAGATTTATTTAGTGGTATAGGTGGATTTAGTTATGCCGCCGAACAAATAGTAGGTGGCTTTGAGACAATAGCTTTTGTTGAACAAAATGATTATTGTCAAAAAGTCTTGCGTAAACATTGGCACGATGTACCAATATATAGTGATATAAGGAGTTTTAATGCAAAAGAATACAAAGACGCAGACATCGTTGTTGGAGGATTCCCATGTCAACCTTGGTCGGTTGCAGGATCTCAAAGAGGCAGCGAAGATGACAGAGATCTCTGGCACGAAATGGTTAGGGTTATTGAAGACATACGGCCTAGATGGATCATTGGCGAAAATGTGTCAGGCTTTGTTACAATGCCAATGGGTCTCAGAAGAAGTCTCGTTGACTTGGAAAGTATCGGGTATAAAGCCATACCATATCTTATTCCAGCTGCAGCCGTCGATGCCAAACATAGACGAATGCGATGCTGGATTGTGGGCTACTCCGAACACGATGGATCATTTACCACCACGTTCAGAGGAGGGAACAACCAAGTTAATGGAGGGTCAACGCAAGGGCAGAACCAAACCAGCGAACTTGAGGGAGCAAGTAGACGAACAGACGATGAATTTGTACAAACAGACATCTTCGACCTTGTGGCCAACACCGACAACACAAGAGATAGAACACCCGCAAGCGGAGTTGACACCGAACAACAGACGCTTGAGCAAGGACGGACAGACATCTCACAGCCTAAATCTAGCGGACAGCGTGAAGATGTACCCAACACCGAGAGCAAGAGATTGGAAAGACGGATACACAGTTCCGCCGTCAGTTCAAAAGGGAACGAGAGCACACACTCTGGGGACATTTGTAGCGGAGAAAGAAACGATGTGGCCGACACCGACAACAAAGGGGTACGGACATGCGTCAATGGGTCAGACGATGATATTCAGAAAAAAGGTGGAGAGGGGAGAGTTGACCGAACAACAAGCAGAACAGATGTTGGGGGTGACACTAAGACCACCAAGAATGGAGAAATGGGATTATCCCAAAAAGGAGATGTTCCCTACACCATCGGCAAACGAAGATGCAGCGGGTCGACCAGGGGGGAAGATGCAAAAGATGTTAGGCAACCATCCTTCCGTGAGAGACCAGTCCTCTGGAACGCTGAACCCAACGTGGGTAGAGTGGCTAATGGGGTATCCAACAGGGTACACCGACTTAGATGTTTAGGAAATAGTATCGTGCCACAGGTCGTAGCTAGAATATTTTATGCAATAAAGGAGGCAGAAAATGATGAAAAAATATGATAGATGTTCAAAGTGCGACAAATTATTATCTGTTCCTAAAAAGAAAAGAACGTATAAAAATGTTTGCGAAAGTTGTGTTGCAACAGAGCTATATAATAACAATTTAGTAACACCAGTTGTTCAAGAAGAATGGTTTGAAGACGATCCAAGAGCATTAAAAGAAATAGAGTATGGCAGAGTATCAAGAAGTCCAACTAATGTATTTTCTCGCACCATTTTAGATGATATAGGTTGACATGAGTGCCTATTGTGATTATATATAATGTATAAAGATGGTGATCATAGATCACTCCTTTTGTTTTAAAATGTTTGTTTAAAAAAGACCTAGCTAAAAACTGGGTCTTTTTTTTGTCTTGACATTGGCATTGATTTCCTATTATAACTATCCTATACTAGCAATTATGAGGAATTATTATGTCAAAGTTTGAAAAATTTGTAAAAGATGAGTTTGTTAACAAACCATTAATGGCAAGTGAAATCATTGGTGCTATGTCGCAACCAAAGAGAACCATCATGGGTTATCATCAACATTCTTATGCCGAGGCAGCAATCAGAAAATTACAAGTTAAACTGGTTAATGCACAGAAGTTTGTTATCAGTAATGATCTCATTGATCATGCCATCGAGGCATCATTATCAAGACCATATGTTTTGAATGAAATGATTAAGGGTGCAATCCCACCATTTAAAAATATGTTTATTGAGTGGGATGAACATTATCGTGTTTATGCAATGACTAAATTGTATCATAAGCATTTGCCTCAATATAAAGATAAGATTGAGCCACCAAAAGATCATATGGATCGTATTGGCTATCATATCCATCAAAGAGATACTGATCCCAATGGTAGTTTAACTTTTGGCGATAAAATCACTACTTATGAAATGTGGTGTTTGTTGCCTAAACAAGATGGAGAAAAAGAAGGTAAATGGATTATGTCTCCCATGTCAAATACTATCATCAATGATGAATATTGTAGCCATGATCGTATGTACCAACATTTTTTAAACACCATTGTAAAAGAAAATACTTTTGGTGATGTCTACACTAAACCTAGATTGGACAAAAATTTTTGGATTAAAGAGCAAGTAAATGAAGCAGTTAAATTAGTTGGGCATCCTTACGTTTTAAAATATTTTGGTGAGTATGATGATAATAAAGATTATTGGAAAGCCACTCCACTTGATGGCAATGAAGAAGATTATAAGGTAATGCACGAAGTTTATTCACGATTTAATACCACTCATTCAAGCAGTATGGATTGGATTGCTGGCAAAGATGAAGTTAAAAATGGTTATGTTCAACAAACAGTGTCAGATATTGCGAAAACACATTTAGCTTTGTTGCAAGGTGGAGATATGAGGTTTATTGTTAGTGTCTTATCATTGCTTAACTATGATCTTATTGTTCAACAAAAACAGCAACCTGCAAAGAATAAAATTACACACGTTAGATATGGAAAACGTGTACCACTTAACGAATATAATCTTATTAGTATTGATTTGCCAAAACCTAAAGGCAGAGTTGTATATGAAAAGATTTTTACTGGTCATGGAACGCCAAAGAGATGGCACATGAGAAGAGGTCATTGGAGACGCTATCGTGATGCAAAAGGTAATATCACGAAAAGAGTTTGGATTGACCAATGTGAGGCTGGCAGTAAAGAGCTAGGCTCTAAAATTAATGACTATAACTTACAAAAAGCAAAAGGAGAGTAGTATGACTGCTTATCAAAACAATCTTTTAATTGAAGTAGAGGAATATTTCGGTACTCTATTAAATGACGATGGACTAACAAACAAACAAGCGTTAGCCCTAGTTAAAAAAAATTATGGCGAACACGGACATGAACATGTTTGTGATTTAATTAAGGCAGAAGAAAAATTAGATAACGGAGATTATTATTATGAATACTAAATATTTGAAGTTACATATTCATCAAACAACTATCCACAAAAAGCCGAGCATCTTTGTTCGCTACTACAGAAAGTTTGTTGAATGGTTAAAATGTTTCTAATGATTTGCGTTGTTTGGATTGAAGGCTCAAGATATGATGGTGGTCAGACCAATTGCATGATGCACATCAGTAAGGTTGAATATAGCAGTCTTGATGAGTGTAGAGCAGATTTAGACTTTAGCAAAAGACTGGTCATTGGTCGATTGAGAGATGAGTTCGGCGATGCACCTGAAGATTACAACGTACAAGCTAGTTGTTTTAAGGCTGTTTAATGTTGGTAATCATAGAATCGCCCTATAAGGGTAAGATAAAACAAAATTTATCATATGCAAAAAAGTGTATGTTTGATTCATTAATGCGAGGCGAGTCACCATTTGCCTCGCATTTACTTTATACGCAAGTTTTAGACGATGCGATCAAAGATCAACGTGTAATGGGCATGGATAGAGCTTTCAACTGGTACAAACACGCAGATCTCATGGCAGTTTACATAGATAAAGGTATATCAGATGGCATGAAAAGGGGCATTGAAGTTGGAGAAAAGTTCGGAATAGAAATGGTTTATAGGACATTAAATGGAACTAATAATAGAAGGTAGCACAGTATATAATGGCGACTGTTTAGAAGTCATGGATACAATAGATAAATGTTCGGTGGATAGCGTGGTAACTGATCCGCCGTATCACCTTACATCAATAGTCAAAAGGTTCGGTAAAGAAGATTCAGCACCAGCTCAGTTTGGTACTGATGGTGCATTTGCCAGAGCATCAAAAGGTTTTATGGGCAAGGAGTGGGATGGAGGTGATATAGCGTTTCAAGCGAACACTTGGCGTAAATGTTATGAGTTGCTGAAGCCTGGAGGTCATTTGATAGCGTTCAGCGGATCACGAACATACCACAGAATGGCGTGTGCCATAGAAGATGCTGGGTTTGAAATCAGAGATCAATGTATTTGGTTGTATGGTAGTGGGTTTCCTAAAAGCCATAATATTGGATATGGGTGGGGTACTGCGTTAAAACCCGCACATGAACCAATGGTGTTGGCAAGAAAGCCTTTGTCAGAGAAGTCAGTTGCAGACAACGTGATGAAGCATAGAACTGGTGCAATAAACATTGATGGGTGTAGGATACAAGGCGAGGTCAAACACCCAAACACAATGCCAGACTTCCGTGATCAAGGCGAACAAAGTAAGGCTGCAATTGGTGTGGACAAGCTATCGTTTGGTCAGACATCTAACGCTAAACGGAAAAAGGTTGTTCGCAAAGCTAGAACAGCAGATGGCGTGTGGACTAATGATAATAGTGGTATGAAGTCGGAGGGTTCGGAATACGCAGATGCAGACCCTAGAGGCAGATGGCCCAGTAATATTATGCACGACGGAAGCGAACAAGTGCAAGAAATATTCCCAACAACAAGCAGCACGGAGGTCAGCAGACAACGAACACATAAAGGGATCTGGTCAGCTGGTGAGCTTGCTGAGAGCGAACAACTTATGCCAGCGTATGGCGACCAGGGTAACGCTTCCAGATACTTTTATTGTGCAAAAACATCAAAAGATGAGCGTAAATCTGGACTGGGAGCTGAGATTAAGGCGAACACTCACCCAACTGTTAAGCCAGTTGAGTTGATGAGGTATCTTGTTCGCTTGGTAACGCCTAAAAATGGACTGGTGTTAGATCCGTTCATGGGCAGTGGGTCAACTGGCATGGGTGCAAGAGAAGAAGATTTTAGGTTCATTGGCATAGAAAAAGAGCGTGAATACTACGAAATCGCCAAAGCAAGAATAAAAAATGTAAAGCCCCAGTTAAAATTGTTTGACATATAGGTAGTGAGTGCTTATATATATGGTATAACATTTTAACAAAAGGAGAATGTGTTATGGAAAAAATTAAAAATTTACCCAGTAGTTGGATTGACGCATCATTTGGTGGTGTGAATGTCTATCATGCTAAAGATTTAGCTATTTACGTTTGTGATAACCATGTTGAGATTCATGATCTTAATATTTCATTATCAAAGGAATCATTTTTATTGAAATCAGATGATTGGAAAAATGTATTTAGTTTTGTGGAAGAGAGGACTGCATAATGGAAAACTTAGTAAAAGTTAAAGTCTTTACTAAAAAAGATTTAGAGAAAGTCAGTAAGTTAATTGACGATTTGTATTTTGATTACGACAGAATGAGTACAAGTGGTCAAGAAACTCTTGATAAAATCTCAAGTGCCTTAGAGGAGTTATCATAATGTTGTATGGTGCATTTGGTGCAAATCTAAATATGTCCAATATGGAAGTGCGTTGTCCTAAAGCAAAGCCTATGATTAGTTTTATGCTTAAGGACTATAAACTTGTATTTAATGGTGTCGCAGACATCATTAAGTGCAAAGGTGCAGAAGTGCCTATTGGCTTATGGAAGATTACAGATAAGTGTGAGAAAGCCTTAGATAGATTCGAGGGTTTCCCATATCTGTATAAAAAAATCTACGTCAATCTTGATATTCCAGGTGCAAGAGGAAAGTGTATGTTCTACGTTATGCGTAGAAAAGGCTACAACGTGCCACAAGCATTTTACTACAATTGTATTGCACAAGGTTATGAGGATTTTGGCATGGATAAAGACTATTTGTGTTGGGCTGTCCGTGAGGCTGAAGAAGCTCAAGAACTCAAAGTCAATCTAGCAAGAAAAGTAGGTTCATAATGGCTAAATTAAAAGTAGGTCAAAGATTGGCTAAAAATGTTGTTGCCTTGCCACAAAATGTTGGCTTGGCATCAGATGAGGCATTTATGCTTGATGGCTATACTAAAGTTCGCTTTCCACCTAATGCGTTTGGTAAAAGCAAAGGCGTTGGATCAGAGCGAATGTGGGTCAAGATCATTGAGGGCGATAGCCTAAATGGTGTTGGTGTGCTTGAGAATGAGCCAATGTATAGTGATTTTAAGCTTTATCAAAAGGTTAAATTTGAGGAAGATGAATATGGTTTACCAAAATTCCAAGAACTTGCCTAGAGTTCGCTGCACAAAGTGCAACGAGCAGATTCTGCGTAACCGAGAACTGGTTGTTAATAAACGAACAATCTGTCTTGGTTGTGCAGTTGAAATGGGTCTTACCCAAAAAATTAAACTAGATATTAATCATAAAGAGAACTGTTACAAACGTGCAGGATTAGGCGATGATGATTGTCATTATTGTTGGGTTCAAACGTGGGGAGCAATGCGTGATTTAGGCTATGAATGTACCGATAATGGGTCATGGTATAAACGTACAGATTTCCATAATGTACTGGTCATTTATGAGTAATTTACTTACCACTTACCAACTTACTTGGTAAGTAAAAATAGAGGGAAGTTATAAGTCATTGATAATATTAGATAAATTAAACCAACTTACCGAACTTACTTTTTACCATTGCAAGTTAATTTTAGCTTGTAAGTCATTGATTTCATTGGTACTTACCAACTTACCGAACTTCCCCCCCTATAGGGGGTATAGGGGGGTGGTAAGTAACCCACCCCATACCCTATGTTTACTGATAGCAAAAAAGGAGAACTTATGCCCAAAGTAGGAGAAGATTTATCAAGAGAGCAAAGGCTTGCTGGTCAGAAAAGATTGACAGATAAACAACAAGCTTTCCTTGATAACTTTATGCACAAAGACATGACGCAGACATCTGCAGCACGAAAGGCTGGTTATGCAAATCC